CAAGTACTGGCCGTTGGAATCTTTGGTGAGCTCAACGTCTTCCCAGTCGTTCGGGTGCATCACGACGCCCGTGGGCTCGTAGTATGCGAGGAACGACAGGGTTGCCGCACGACGGATTGCATCCGCCTTGGTATCAGGTACCGGCAGAACTGCACCGGCTGACCAGTTGTAGGTCTGAACGCCAGTGGCGTTCGTGGAAGTGATGCCGAGGAGGTTCTCGCCAGTACCGTCGCCGGTAATGATCTGAGCATCCTCATGCAGCCTCAGCCCGTAGAGAAGCTCGTTGTCGATGATCGACCGGAGCTGGGGCTCGTCAGCGAGGACGTTCCGGTGGGCGGCTTCCCAGTGTGCGAGTGTCCGCACGGGAGCCTGCTCGCCGATGAACGCCAACGTCGACTGCGGCTTGGCGGTGAAGACCTCAGGAGAACCTGAGCGCTCACTCACCGGCGCAGCGTTGTTGGTGAAACCGGAAAGACGGAAGTACTCGATGACCGCAGCGGTTGTCGAACGTGCCGGGAAGAGATCCCGAACTCGCTTGGTGCGCTGAGGCGGAAGCACGATCGGGTCGCGCTGAATGGTACCGAAGGAACCCGGAGTGCCCGTGGGCAGTGCCGTGTAGACATCCTTGGTTCCGTAGGCCGACTTGGCCTCGACATAGTCGGGAACCTGGTACGGAGCAGGCATGTTGGCGCCTGCAGCACCGTTGGCTAGAGCCTTGAACTCCGGAGAGTCAAGGAAAGCCTCGCCGATGCTCTGGTACTGCTGAACGGCCTCTTTGACCTCGGGCTGATTCGCCCACTCAGCAGCAGCTTCGGCTGCAACGGACTCGGTGGTGGGCTGTGAACCCCACTCGCGAGCTTTTTCCATATCCTGGATGCCATCAATGAGACCTTTGATCTCCTTGATGTCCTTCATGTTCTTGTCGAACGCGGACTTCTGATCCGTGTCGACCTGAACAACGCCGTCAGTGATTTCGAATGAGTCGGCGATTTCTTTGTTCTGGTCCATCTTGGTCCGCATTGCGGTCTGCAATTCGGTAAGACGGGAGGTGTCGTCAGACATTAGTCCCTCCTTGTGATGGGATAATCGGACGTGTTGATGTAGTTGTTTCGTCCGTGCCTAGGTGAGCACCCGCGCGGTACAAGGTACAGAATACTACTATTACTAACCCACCAGTGTAGCCCTGTCAAATATTAGGGTGTTTTCGTGGGGTGTTATTACCGGAGCCAGTAATACCAGTAGAGTGCTATCACGAACAAGCTTGCTGTGATGAGGGATGCAATTTTCATTTATTCTTCTGCCAGTAGCGCTCAACGTACCTGCCGCTCGCGCCAAAAAAGTCGTCAAATTCCTTGCGGCCGTGGATCGCAAACTGACCATCTTGGGTCCGATACGCAATCAAACGCGGCTCACGTCCAGTATTATCCCACAAATAGAACTCGTCATATAGTCCTTCGGCAATATCGTGGCTGAGACCTCTGAATCTTCCATCGCCGTTTCTCAGTTCTCCTGCGATCTGACTACCGAAATAAGTCGGGATGTTAGGTCCACCTTCTGCTGTTCGTTGGACAATCCTTCGATCTGCTTCTCGATCGGGAATCCACACAAAGTGCCCCGAAGTCTTGTAGCCACGCGCCTTAGCGTCACGGAGATGTTCGGTACGCTTGCCCGTGCCCTGTACGACCACGTCCATCCCACTATTCATGGCGTCGTCCATAACCCGGTCGGTTACTCGCCTCGATTCATGGTGAACATTGCCAGGATGCTTGGGATCCCAGCCACGAAGCCCAGTTTTGATGTCATCAGGGTCAATATGGGCAGCCTCGGTCGAGTCGGGAAGCCTGATCTTCTTGTCTTTGATAATGGTGCTTTTGCCCGCTCCCGTTGTTCCTCCAACGAAGTAGAGAACCCGTTCGCCTGATGGCTTGTTTGTATGCTCGGGCTTGACTTTCCCGAGAATCTCTTGACCCTTCTGGCGTCCACCGCTGCGCATTCCTCCGGTATTTCGAATACTGGAACCCCGAAGGTCCATCGCCTCCTGCCGAAGCTGGTCTGAAGAGACATTCCTGACGGCTGCCGGAGCTTCATCCCAGTAGCCGGGGTTCTCCTGGAGTGTTCTCAACCACTGCTTGTTTGTATCACTGAGCGCATCACGCCGAGATCGCATGCCAACGTCCGGGTCCAGGGCTCGGCTGCCAGATCCGATCTCGATGGAACTGTCGGGCTTTTGGTGTTTGTCGATCCTGCCTTGGACCATTGAACGAAGCGTCTCTTGAGTTTCTTCAGACCCAAGGGTTTCTGTTTTTATCCGGTCTTCTAGCTCCCCGAGTTTCTTATTCAGTTGCATGATTTCTTTGCGTTCCTCAACAACCGTGTCCCAAAGCCATTCCATATGGCCTTGATCTTCTGCCATTTCATCTGGGAACTCAGACTGTAGAAATTTGTCCCTATCTTGACCATCCCTGACTGCCCTGACGATCTGACGACGTTGCATCTGGCTGTTGCTATGGGAGCCGAGGAAATCGCCATTCGCCTTATCGAACGTCCTAACCAATCGGTTCACTTCATCCTGTAGTTCATCGCGCTCGAAGTCCATTTCTTCCAAGTCGGCTCGAGCTTCTTCGAAAACCCCCGCAAGATCGTCAATGCGGCCCTTAAGAAGGTCGTGTTCGTCAACGAGGCCGGGATTGCTGGCGTCGATAGCTGAGATCACATCTCCGTCACCCGCAAAGTCGTGCCTGTGGTGCTCCTGCAGGAAACCAACGTACTCGTCGATGGCTTCCCCCAGTTCACTCAGGTTTTCCTTGGGGGTGCGATTGCGTCGCTGGTTGAGGTCAGATTGAGTGAGACGCTGGGAGCGCATGCCAGAAGATTGCTCAAAGAGTCTGTTAATACGTTTCCGTATCGAATCGTTACTTTCGGGGTTCCAGTCGGGCTCGTAGCCGGTTTCCTGATGGGTCCATGAGTGGGTACTGCCACGGCCAATTTCGCGAACGCCTACGGTCTCGATTATGTCTGAATCAAGAACTACTAGGTCACCACTCTGATGGTTTTCATCCGATGAGAAGACGGGCTCTGTAACGAGCAGGTCGATTCCTAAAAGTTCGGGAACCACACCAGCGGTACTTCGCTTCCGAGCTTCTTCGAGATCTACGCCGAGTTCTTTGGCACGCTTGGCCTCAGCAGCGTGTAGGTCATCCCAACTTTTGAATCCAAGCTGTTCAAGTACCGAGGCTCGTAGAGCAGCAGATGATCTGCGTTTTATTTCGTCGAGTTCTTCCTTCCACAGCCTGTATTCCTCGCTAGCTTGGTCATACCGGTACGGATCGGGCCGGGATTCCCAATGTGCTGCCTCCTCCGCTCTATTTTTTTCCGGAGCCATTATGGTCAGTGGGCGTTTTGGCGTGACCTGTGCTGCAACCAGTGTGTCCATCTGCATCCAGGATCCTTCTCCGGAACCTTCGTCTTCAACATCCCAGTCAGCACCGATCATGTCTCCTTCAAAAGTGAAGTAAAGACCTCCTAAGCCCACCTGGTCCAAGCCCCCTCTCGCTCCCCCCTCTTGCTCCCCTGGAAGCCGAAAGCGATCTTCGGCGATGTGTTCAAGCGCTTCGACACTTCTCGTTGCGTGCTGCACGGCGATTGGTACGCCAGGTTTGAGTGGGAGATCTGGCCGCTTGTAGGTTTCGCTTAGCTCCTTGGTGGTCTTTTCCAGAGGAGCGTTGACAGCCTTGCTAGGGCTGACGGAACGCAGGCCCCCACCAGTGTTCTTCATTGGTAGCATCGGCCTCTCCCGCTTGGGGAGTGGCTTTTTCTTCTTCCTGTCCGGGTCAAAGAGGTCCAGCAGTCCTTCGGTTACCCCTTCCAGACCTTGCTTGAGTGGGTCATAGGCGGCTCCCCGTTCCGGACGAGGCAGAAGCGGACGTTCTGATCCCTCCGAACGCATCCCCGCAGCGCGCTCCCTCCGGCGACGCTGTACGTTTCGATCGCCTGGGCGATTTCGATTCGGATCGCGACGAGGCTTTTTTGCGTCGGCTCGCCTTTTCCTTTCCCGCTGAGTGTCAGCAGGGAAATTCTTGGGCTTGTTTCGGGTATGAAGTGTGCCGGGAAGGTTGGTGTTAATCCCGGGAATCGCAGGACGCTCAAATGGAGTGCCCTCCTGAACTATCCCGTCGTTATCCCCATCCCAGGCGTTTGCATCAAACACAGTTGCGCCACGCCTAAGAGTTCGACCTAGACCCTTAACTTCATAGAGTTCCTCGAACAGGCTGGTTTTCCTACGCCTTCCGGAACGTTTGGCCCGTGAAAGTTCCTCTTGAACAATTCCTCGAATTCGCTGCCGCTCCAGTCTTGCCTGGTAGCGGCGACCAAGGGCCGTACTCCCAGTTGCCCTGGCATAATCAGTCATATTGGTGCAGGGCGTCCAAACTCGACGACCACTGCGAGAGACGCGCCTAGCGACACCGATGCACCCAAGTTGTCGTGCCCTGCGTCGAGCCTTATTGATGTCGTCAAATACGTCCGTATCGCCATCAACGGGCCGAAAGGTCATGCCCTTCCCGGAAACGAGACCACCTCCGGGGAGTGTGTCAATGCCACTAACCCCGCGTTCACGAAGCTTTTCCCACTGTCGATTCTTGCGCTTGCGTCGCCTGCCCTTTTGCTCGCGAATCTTTTGCGTTTCGGCGATCAGATCAAGGCCACTTTTGGTCTTGGATGAGGCAGTGAGCTTTTCGTACTCCTCCATGGTGCTGCACGCCATCCACGTTCCATCGGGATGGCGATGTGCGCCGGTACAGCCGAGGTCTGCAGCCTCTCTTAGAGCCTGCGCCTTACTGGCCGTCTCGGAGTCCGTGCGTGCCGTGGCCACGGGTGATTACTTTGGTTCTAGCTGATAGAGCTGTTCGTCGTCCTTCGACATGCCGCTGTCAGCGATTGCGGCGTCCTGGGCGGCGTACTCATCGTCCCCATGGCGAGCTTGGTACAGCTTGGCTTCTTCGATTTCATCAGCGAATTCTTTTTCCAGCTGAGCATGCGCGTCTCTGCTCATGGTTTGGGTTCGCTTCAATTGCGCTGCTTGCTCCTCTGGAACCGCAATAATTGCTTGACGGAATTCCTCAAAGTCGTCCTCGTCCAGAGTGAATGGTGGAAAGAAAAGCAACCTCGAGAGCTCTTTGTGCTTCTCCCCGTTTTCCCAGCCGATTTCGTCGAGTTCTTTATCTTCTTCTGGCGATGGCATCAGGTTCTTCCCTTCAAGGTACGAAGTAACTGCTTGTGGTGGCTAGGCGAACCGTCGCCAGCCTTATCTAGAACGACCATGGCCCCACGGTTCGATACCAATGTTATCCCGGATTCCCTGATTCCGTCATATCCCAATACACCCATGTAATAGAAGCGATCCATCTTGGTCAGTGATTCCAGCATGCCCCAAGCCTCCTGGTAATCATCTTTTTGCTCAGGCGTCGCGGTTCGATATTTCTTGAGAAATCCGTCGACAACCTGCCCGATTTCGGTTGCCTTCAAGTCGATGTCCTTGAAAGCATCTTCAACGGCGTCAACCCACTCGTCAGGCGACATGTTCACCATGGCATCCCCGGCTTCCTGAGCCATCCGGTTGTCGATCAATGTCTGAATACCTTTGTGGTCGTCTTTGATTTGTCTGGCATCTGCCGACGAAATGAACTTCCCCTCAGGGTCAACAAATCCCAAAACGCCATTTCCATAACTGTTGAAGTGGCCACCATCTTCCGTCGCCCAGTATTCGCCAATCCCGTAAGCAGAGCGGTTCTTGTGGGGGGTAAAGCGATCATCTGAGTCGCGGTAAACATCGACGTAGCGTTCGGCGTTAGGACTTCCGCCCAGACCGCGACGCCGGATAGTCCAACCCTCGTCGATGAGATGTTGGGCCTCGTCTACGTCGATGACGACTGGTAGTCCGTTGTGCCCACCGTTTTCCCAAACATCCAAGAGAACCGGATTGTTCTGTGCGGTTGTGTTCTTGGACTTGACTTCTTCGCCCGCTCGACGCAGGCCGTTGTTCCGACCAACGGTTGCGAGCCTGTCGACGAAGCGATCATCAACCTCGATCACTCCATCCTTGTCTCGCTTAAGCATTCCTTGACTGCGGTTCCTGTCCAGCGTCTCGCGAAGTTCTGTCTGGCCGCGCTTTCCTTGCAGCCTCCGCTTGGCGCGTCGTGCCTGGCGTTTCCGCCATTCGGTGAATGATGCTCGGGCTGGTTTGGCCTCAACAGCACGTCGACTCTCGCCACCCCTCCTGGCCCGCCTGAGTTCGCGTTTTTCCTTCCGTTGGGGATCCTGACGGAGGATGCGATATTTGAATGTGTCTACGGCCTTACCGACACGCCCACGCTGCCCTCTTGCGGATAGCTGTGCCTCGATTTCTTCTTTGGAGAATCCGCCTTCGAATTCGAATACGGAAGAAACTTCCGTGTCTCCCAACTTCTTTCTGGTGGGTATGGCGTCACCGCCGTGGTTCTTTCTGATGTCCTTCCACATGGCCGAACGGCCCATGCCGTGAAGATGCTCGAGTAGGGCGAAGGCTCCACCCTCGCCATGCTCATCTTCCGCCTTCTTGCGAGCCTTGGGGTCGGTATGTACTTCCATCATCCTGGCAAGAACCATCATCTCGTCAAGGCGTCTCTGGTTCTTATGTCTAGCCTCGTGATCGCCCTGAGTCGGAACAACCGGGATGTTAGTGTTGGATTTGAGTTCGTCATTCATGAATTCTTCGTAAATGCCTCTCAGGGCATCCACTTGGTTGGTGTCGAGGACGTAATCGGAAAAGTCTCCATACGGGTCATCGGAGTCGGCTCGAACACTTCCGTCGAACCACGCCGGTCCCCACGCGTTGTTCCCTGCGTCTGCCCTGCCCTGTCCCCTCTGGCCGTGATTACCAACTATCGATCCTTGAAGTTGTTTCATCCGCTTCTGGGCGGCTTCTACAACCTTTTCGCGCTGTTCGTTACTGAGCTGTTTCCAAATCGCGCCGTCACGTTCCGGATCAACAATCTCGATTCCGGCTCTACTCTTGGGCTTTACGCGAGACCGCATCCCACGAACAGCACTTGCTCGATCTGTAGTTGCGTCACGTTGCCGACTACGCATACCAGCTGGTCTGGTCGCAGCACCACTTCGCCCGAAACCACGGTCAGGACGTTGGCGGCGAGTTCCGACCTGGTCACCCATGCCCCAACCTCTGCGCTCGTCTTCGCGGTCGAGAATCTCGTCCACGTCAACTTCGGAACGCTGATCTGCACGACGGGCNCCTCTGCCCGGCCTGATACGACGATCTGCCTCGGAACGCATTCCNGAAGGGCGAGCGTTCGAAGTGAGGTCAAGAACCTGGTCTACNAGGGGGTCGACTTCNTCTTTGCCTGTTGTTTTGGCAAGTTCTTCTAGCGAAACATTGCGGTCAAAGTCGACANCCTCAACTAGGCCTTCGATTTCGTTGAGAAGTCCTCGCACTTTNTCGCCAGCTTCGTCAGTGATGCCATANTTGGCCTCTGCTCCCGGTGAGCCAAGGAATTCGTCTGAGACCTCTTCAAAGGGACGACCTAAAAATTTCTTTGCNGACCGGTCGGATCGTGACCGCATCCCCAGAGGATTTCGAACTCTGTTGATGTCGTCGGGGGGAAGATCTTTCGGCTTGTTTCGTGTGTGTCGCATACCGGGAAGATTGGTGTTGATTCCAGGAACGGCTGGGCGCTCCCACATTGTGCCTTCCTGCACGACTCCGTCACCATCGCCATCCCATGCGTTTACATCGAATGGATTTTTCATGGAGCGGCCGATTTTACGAATACCTCCGCCGCCACCCCCGCCCCCCGGGGCGAGTCTGCGACCGAGACGATTGGCCTTGGTGCGAACCTCGTGTTGCGGTATCGACTTCCCTCCGTACCCCTCGTGGAAATAGAGATTGACAGCCTTGGTGGTGATTACATCCTTTACTATCCGTCGGGAGCTACCGTGTCCGCCTGCTGTTTTGGCCATCTCCTCGCCAAGAGCCTTCTGATCTTGAGTGCGGGAAACAAAGTTGAATCCGTTTGGCGTTGTGCCCATGTGACCAAAGCGCATCTTGGCCAAAGTGCTCGCTCGTGCCCTGTCTGCGAGGAAGGCAGTTGCCTTGTAATTGGCCCCCACCTCCAGGTTGGGTGTGTCGATGTTGTGTAGGAAGGCGTCCGAAATTTGTGGGATTGGCTTGTCGTGCTTAAAATCTACGGTTCCGATGTAGTTGACCCTGGTGCGATCGGGGAAGCGGACTTCCTTTCCCTCCAGAGCAACGTCAATGAGTGTTTGCATCGTCGGAGTAACGGGCGCAAAATCACCAATAACGAGTCCATCCTGAAGCCCGTCCTCTAGAGACTTGGTTTCTCCCTGGTTGTAGAGATCGGCCCATGCCTCGCCAGCCCGATGGACACCGTAGGCAGACACAAGTTCGTCGTTTTGGACAACGATGGCAAAGAGTTCATCCTGAGCAGCATCTTTTACGAGAGCAAAAGTTCGCATGTCTAGCCCTCCAACCGCTTGAGGAGGGCCTCACGACTGCGAGTCAGTGATGTGATGCGTGATTCGACAATCTTCTGAATGATGTTGAGGTGTGTTTTTTCTGCACTTGACAGTTGTCCGTCTCGATACAGCGCGTTCCTGTAGTCAGTGAAATTGAATTCCTGTGCCCGCTCCATCAGGCGTTGGATTTCGTCCTGGAATGACCGTTTCTGGGCATCACGGAGTTCTCGGTAGTAGATGTTGTACATACCGTCTCCGGATACCGGTTTCATGGCTGAAACGGATTCCTTGGTTCGATCTGCGATCTTGAGTTCGGATAGCTCGGTTAGGGCGGAGGGCACAGCGGTTGGGATAGCTTCCTCACCGAGGAATCCGATACCGCTGGCCTTGCGATCATCGACACCTGAAATAAGGTCGGCCATCATCATCCTGGCAACTGCATCAGGTGCGGCGTCATCAAAATTTCTGGTGCGATTGAGAGTCGGCGCATCCATCGCATACTGGCGACGCTTGCCACCCTTGCCGACAAATGCAACCCTGGAAGACCCAAGGCCCAGATGACGTTGGACTTCTGAGGCATCAGAGGCATGTAGGTGTTCGAAATCCTTAGATGACGAGCGAAGTGCGTACCTGCCTCCATCTTCGGCTTCCAAAATCCCACCGGAGCGCTTTTTGAATGCGTTTGAACGTCGGAGCGCCTCTTGAAGGATTGAGGGATTGATTTCCGACAACGGGCGACCCTGATTGATGTGGGCGATGGCGTCGTCGACACTTCCAATTTTCTTGCCAGGAACCGCAGTACCCTCCGGGACATCGGGAGCCTTGGCCCCACCCTTGCCGGGTTTGGCTTTGAGTGCCGCAGAGATAGAGGCGCTCTTTAGATTTTCCTTGTATGCGATCCCGTCGCCAGTTTCTTCTGAGAGGAACTTCAGGCGAGCGGCTGGATCCTTACTGTTGTTGGTCTTTATGGCGGCATTAACGGTGCGACCCAGCTTGCGTCGTTCTCCAACCGAGAGGCTTCTAACCTTCTCGATGGAGACATGAGAGCCATCCTGCATGGTGTAGGTGACATTGGTGACGCCGGTATTTGAAAGGAGTCCCAATTCATCTTTCCCTAGATCCCCAACATTCTTGAGGCTCATGACGTAGGTGGCACCTTCCATGTCCCTGTTGTCGGGGATTGTCCTGAGAACGGCAGGCGGCACAACTGGCTCTAATTGGAATCCATCCCGACGAATCATGCGCGTCGCATCTATGTCGGGCTTGGCCATGGCTTCAATCACCTTTTCGGTGTTCTTCATCTTGAGTGCCCGGTTCTCGTCCGTAACCTTGGGGATATGGGGCCTACGACGCTGGATGATGTCGTCACCCCTGGCGCCGGGCTTAATAACCTGTCCTCCGGGCCCGACCTCACCACGCGCTAGGCGTCTGATCTCACTAATCGTCTTACCTAGAGGGGAGGGAATGTCGAATAGTTTTTGGCCGCAAGTCGAAAGTCGATTGTCTGTAAAGCGTCCGCCGTATTGGAATCCCTCCGGGCACCGATGGGCGCGATTGCGTCGACGCACTCCACGCCCTCCGCCTGGGAGGCCGGGGGTGATTGCTCGCCACGCGGCGGAACGCACCGGGCTACGAACCCTGGAAACGTTGCCGGGCATTAGAATTGAGCCGACAGCCTGTACTGCCTGTCCAGCTCGGGACCTAGTGCCGATAAGCCCGACCTTGGTGGTCACGTTTATCCCGTACTGACGTGTATTCCCATTTCTGTGGGAAAGAGCCTTGTACTCACCGATGAAGCCGTCGGATGCTCGGGAGTGACGAATGAACCCGGAGGGAACAGTGTCATCAAGTTTACGAAGAATGGTGCGTCTCACCTCGACGGTCATGCCGTCGCAACAATCAAGTTCTTTGGTGTAGGTGTAGGAAGTCACCATATCTATTCGCACCCGTCGCAGTCTGTGGCTTCAGAAAATCCGGTGACCCACTCGGTGCCGTCGTCGCCTTCCCCAACAAGTTCCCAGCTATCGAGATCCCTCAGGTATGAAATGAAGCTCTTTTCCATGAGCACGAACTCGACCAAGACATCGGAGGCGTGCTTGGCATCACCATTAGTTACTACAGGATTATACTCTATAGCGTCATATAGGCTTTTGGACTCTAAGAAATCACCAAAGAAAAGATCCTCGTCATTCCAGGCGTCTTCAAGACCCTTTTTCCGCTTCTTGAAGCGCTTACGCATCCTCTTGCTCCAATCGGCGTCACTCCAGATACGCTTCCGCAGCTTTCCCTTAGGATTCTTCATTCCCGGATGGTGGAACCCCTCGTTGGGCCAGAGCCCAGTGGTCTCATGGTGCAGCCACGCGCAGATGCGTTCCAACGGATAGAGCTCAGGATGGTCTGCGAGGATGACTCGACAACGCCTAAACCCACCGGGTTTCTTCATGATGGGACGCCAGTAGCGCAGTAGTCGTTCAAGATTTCCACGACGAGGGCCACGACCACGGGTGATAGAGGTCAGGCGCTCCTGTGGGAGATCCAGCAGAATGTCCTGCGGTCCCTTTATTTCGTATTGGGTATTGTCCATAAGATACACCTGTAAATAGTTTACGCCAGTCCCAACTCTTCTTCGAACAGGCTTGGTGGTGCTTTAAGGGGCGCTCTTCTCGCATCGCCGGGGGCATGTTGCCAAGCCCCACTATCGACATCTCTCCCCAATTGACCATCCCTGTCGTCTCGATTTATGCGGATGGATGTGGATATATCATTCATCAACTCGTTGAAACTGTCGCGCCGTTCCGCTTCAAAGGGGTCCTTGCCGTCTTCCAATTTGCGCATGATCCCTACCAGCTGATCTCGACCATGGCGTTTGTTGTCCCAGTGGGAGGGGGGATAACCCAGTGCCTTTTCCAACTTCTTGCGCCATCCCTTGGGATCTTCCCCACGAGAGGCCATAACCGCCTTCAGAAAGTCTTTCTCATTCATAAAGCTTTCCCTTCGCTCGTATTATCGGCGGTCGACCCGGCATCCATATTCCGTAAAGGTTCCTTAACGCGGCGACTTCCCTGGGGCTCAGTTCCTGACGCCTGTCACCTTCGTAAATGGGTATGTCTATTCCCAGAGTCATGTGCGTAATGAATTCTGCGACCATCTCGTGACGATCGTCTCCCAGGAAGCTGCGAACCAAGTTCCATCCGGTATTCGTTCCCGAGTAAGCAGCATAGTTTTTATACCCCACACGATCAGCAAGGTCCCCCAGGGTTTGAACGTCTGTTTCCGCGAGGTCATCCCAGGCGTTGGCGGCCAACATCAACGCTTCAGGGTTTTTAGCAATCATGGCCCCTGCTTGACCCATACCCAGTACAGAGGACAAGCGCTCATGATCCGCCACCTCTGGACCGGTCATGTCCGGTGAAAGCATTGCCGTAATAGCAATTTCTCCTGCTGCTGCCCGGCCCAAGTCCTGCCGCAACGCCTCCTGTTGTGCAGGGCTTCGCTTTCGTAGGAGGTCCTTCACGGTTCTACCGGTGAGGCCAACCTTGCTATCCGGCACAGTGTCGAACTTGATGTCCGTGAGTACGTCTATCACGGAATCCTTATCGCCTCCTGCACCAGGGTTCAGATCAAACGATTCTTCAACCATCCTGTTAGCAACGCTTGCCAGAGCATCGAGGAGGGGGGCTGTGTCTTCGGGAGAAACTTCCGGAGTTTTAGTACGTCCCCCTTCTATGACCGTGCCCGAATCCAGGGCAGGGAGGCCGTACTGCCTCAGAATGGTGGGATCAGGATTTGAGTGCGAGACCCACTTATCGGCGACTAGGACTTGACCGTCCGGGGTACTCAGTGGTGTGTCATTCGGACCAGCAAGATTGGTGTGAAGCCTTCCCCCACCCGTCGCTCGTGCTCTACGAACGATGGGTCGGATGCCCGCCTGTGTGTAGCCCTGAGTTGTGCTTGAATGGGGGTCGAGTATTCGAGCGGTATTGAAATGTGCGTATCTGCCCTTCCTGTGGGTGACTGCGGCGGGACCGAGTATGTTCAGTCCGGCCTGCAAGGGCGCCGTTCCGAACATCACATGGCCGAGGGTGAGTGGGTCGCCTTCATTGATTTTAAGATCAATGCCCCACTCGCTGTCAGCGATTCCCCAGATGCCACTGTGGTCATCGTCTCCGCTGAAGTACGTTGCCAGCCCTGCAGTCGCAACGTATGGGTTTCCATCCGGATCCATTATTGGCTGCTTCATCCACTCTCTGATTTTGACTCGGTGTTCGTCAGTTCCCATCGGATCTTCAGACCCATCGTGATGACCTGCGAGCATTCTCCGACCCCACACATCGTTGCCTTGCAAAATCCCGTGTATCCCACCGATCCCGAATGGAACCGCTCCACGAACGGGCTGCCCGGTAGCAGGGTTTATTACTTCTATTTCCTCAACGGATGTGCCGTATTCGCCCTGTATGAGCTGAGCCAAGCCGACTACCGGGCTTTGGTATGCCACGCGCACCTTGTCGTCGACAAGAAGCTTTTCGACACCCCTCTTATTAGAGACGTGTTCAGTGATCCGTTCTATGGTGGCCGACCAAAGTTTCTCGTAGGCGGGTCCACCGTGTGAAAAATCTGTTTCTCCCGTCCTCGCCAACCCGGAGCGATGGGCTATGGAGCTGTGGATTGCGTGACCCCCAACCTCGTGGATCAGGATCCCTCCTGCCTTGATCGCGAGGGCCTTCTGTCTCATGGCCTTACCTTCCTCTTCGGGAAGGGAATCTGAATGGTGGAACAGGGTAAAAGCGGCGGACTCTGAGGCGTTGAACATCCTCTTGGATACACCTTGTGCAGTGATCTCTCCCACTACTTGCTCACCGGTATCTGGGTTTATGACCGGCTGGCCAGCCCGAGGGTAGCCAACTGGCCAAAATGCCAGCGCATCCACAGTCTGTGAGAAGCTCTCGTTCTCTGCAGCTCTGTATCCAATCTCAATCCGCGCAGGTCGGTCGCTGTTGGCCACTGTCAACAGTTCGCCCAACTGGGCCACAAAATTCTTCTGTCTCAGTTCTCGTAGATCATCTCCGACCGCCCCAACGTATTCATCTGGAAGGAGAAGACTGTCCAATCCCAATTCGTCGAACAGGACATCAGGGCTGTTGAAGAACTCCCCAAGTGCATCCAGCATGTCCGCCCTGGTCGTCGGCGTTGAGGTCAGCCTGCTCGAGCCCTGTTTGCTGAGTAGGTCTTTGAGCTTCTCGCCTAACTCCGCAACTGCTTGCTGGTCGATACTCCACCTGCTACCGCCCTGGTATTTCTGATACCCGCCGGTATCTGCTCCCATTGATCCTGAAGTTTCGTGGATCAGGAAAGTGTGGTTCTCGAGGAGGGGATTTCCACGCATCGCAGTGAGGACTCCCATGACTTGAGCTTTTTGATATTCCGTCAGCTCAAGATCCCCGTCTCCTTCCAGTAGGTCATAACGACTTTCACCACTCATGAAGCGTGGATGCAGGTGACGGGCTAGACGGCGAGCATCTTTGACCGTTTTTAGGGGTTCTGCCACACCGCCGGGCCCATGCAGAAGTTCACCGTTGAGTTCTGCAAGACTGTCTTCCAGCGCCTGCCAGTTCGCGAGGATGTCTTCAGGAGTATTCCCTCCGATGTGGACATCTGCGGCCTTCTTGAGTTCTTTCCACAGACGCAACTCTCTTTGGGCGTTTTCAACTTGCTCCGCAGGCGTAACTCGGCCTGATGGGACTACGGGTTTGGGGGGCATGAACGACCGCATGCCCTCTTGTTCCTGAACACCCATCCTTTGTGGGGTGGCAACTCGTCTGGCTACTCGCGCAACTCGCCTTGCATGCTGGGAGCCCTCCTGGACGAAGCCGTCGCCGTCTGCGTCTTCTGCATCCGGGTCGAATCGCACGCCACGTCGAAATCCCCGAACGGCGCCCGTCGCCACATTTCCAGCTGCATGTCCGAGTGTTCTGGCCCCTCGGGTGGAGAACGCCTTTTCATTCATTCCAGTGTTGAGGAAACTTTTGATTTCGACTGCTCGGTTGGATTTGACATCCAACTGTTCTTTGCGATTCTTGGGTCTGACGGAATCGAATTGCGTTAACACCTCTATTCCGGCCAACGGCAACTGATCGGGTTGACCAAGTCGCTCGATGAAGTGAATTTGCCAGCGTTCAGACAGTTCTCCGGCGTGACCCGTCCAAAAGAAATCGTGGAACTGGGTATTTGTGATTCGATTTATAGATCGCTTTCTGGACACATAGGAGAAGAAGTCGACATAGGTCACGGGCTTCTCACGAGTAACAATTGCCCCAGAGGCCCCCTGGGAACTTTCATCAGTCTCCAATAGGAAGAAGAGCTTGTCTTCTCCGGCGTTGGCAACATGAACGGCTTTCATCAGACCAGCACCCCTGCCGAATCATTACGACGTGGGCGCATTTGACGCCGAAGATCTACAAGCAGTTCATCAGCCCGAGCAACTATTTCAAGCGGTATTCGCTTCTTGAGCACGTCGGTAGAGGTAATACCTTCGATGCCCAACTTGTTGACTCCACCGAGGAACGTATCGGTATCCAGGACATCGACACCGTCTGGGTTCGTGAACTTCACATCCACCCCCATCCTGTCAAACCTTGCTTTGGTCTCCTCTGCCGCAAGCGCCTGCCGGAGCCATCCAACGTTACGGAGACCGTTGACTTCACCATTTCGAATGGCTCGATAGAAGAAGTCAACCTCCTCCTCAGTGAACCCAGCATCCACGAGCTTTGTTGTTGCGGATTTATCCAAGCCAAGATCGTCATTGCTGAGATGACGAGTGTTCCAGTTCGTCTTGCTTATTGGGTACCGGATGAACTCAATGTCGTCCGTCTCTACTCCACCCATGATCTGAGCCCCATGGTGTTCTATTCCTCGAAGGGCTTCTTCCGAGGGTTCCGTGAAGTTGGAAGTTTCCCCGTACAGATGACGGAGATCGTCATTCTCGAAGCCTTTGTAATCACCGGTGATTCCCGCCCTCAGGAGGCTATGCATTCGAGTGGTTTGGTTGAATACGCCTGTCTCTTCCCCGTTGACCCTGGACGGAGTTTGAGCGGCAAGGATCTCTGCTGGATCATTGGAATTCATGGGGACAGGAATGGCTCCTCGGCTCATTCCGTCTCCAAATCCATAGTGGGTTCGGTCAGACGCTTCCGGACGTAGAACCAATTCGATGTCTCCGCCTAGCGATTTTGGGTCACCCCATGGAGCCCTACCTTCAGGATCCCAGTGGTCTGCGCTTCGTTCAACGTTTGGCCCTGTGAGATTCTGGAGGTGGTCATCAACTACATCGTCATGTGTCGCGTGATACAGGTGGCCATTTACTGGACGTGCTTCCGATCCGGCATCCAGGGCAATTCCATTCCTAAGGTCATAGGCGGCCCGCATGTCGGAAGCCGCATCCCCTGGCGTGTGGGCCCGCATGTGACTTCCACTTGAAAATAGATCGCTCAGCTCGTCGTCATCGACGGAAACCCTTGCCCTACGGTCGAAGCCACGATGCCATACAACGGCAGCCTTCTCGATGGTGCCCATAACTTCCTCATCGCTTCGAGTGGCCATAAACTTCTGCACCACTGGGTCTGCGAATAATTCGGAATTGCCTGGACCAGCGATGCTGTTCACGTTTGCTGCGACTCTCAGGTCGCTAAGGGCACTATCCAACTTTGCCCTATGGTCCTGTTGGGCCGCTGCCCGACTTTGTACGGGGGGAAGATTCCTCGACATGGCAACCGGTAGATCCTCGGGTGCTGCCCAACCATCAGGCGCACTGAAAGCGTTTCCGGTGTTCTGTCCTACGTCGACATTGCGTTGTCGCATTGACTTCCTGATGGCGGGGTTCTCACTTGTGCGAGTTGTCTTAACGGAGCGCATTCCCCTACCCCTGGTGCGGGAGTCCCTCTCCTTGCGGAGGGTCCGCCTTTCTTGCCTAAGCGGTGCGAGAACGCTGTTGATGCCGTCAAGCTTGTCGGTGTGTTTCTTAATGTCGGCCTGGTTGCCGTCGCCGCGTGCCTTTTCCAGATCCACAAGAGTTGAACGAATCTTGCCGTCCAATCCCGACTGAAGTTTTTCGATTTCCTTAATCCGCGCCTCCCGGGCCCTTCCACGCATCTGTCCGGTTCGGTCATGGAAAACGTCGCTAGTTTTCTGGGCTGCTTCCCACTTGCGACGCTGGGTAATCTCTCGATCCCAGTCTCGCGTTGACTGTGAGCGCATACCACCAGAACGGCCCTTCTTGCCGCCCTTTTTGCGGCCCTTCTTTGGCGGTTGCAGTACTCGCCCGATGCCCTTCAGTAGATCGTCGATTATCTCATCGACCGGATCGTTCGGGTCGCCTGCAAAGCCCTCGGAGAAAGCTTCGCCAACACCCTCTAGAAGGTCATCCATGGCTTTATCCCCACCAAAAGCTTTGTAGCCCTTCTTGAAACTTTTCTTGGCCTTTGTGACTCTCCGCTTGTGATCGGCTGCCCGTCTAGAGCGCATGCCCCCTGGGGTGAGTTCTCTCCGTATCAGTTTGTCACTACCAATTTCATCAAGGCGCTCCTTGATGTCATGGAGCTCCTTATCTATGGGGCCATTATCTCCCCTGCCTGTACGAAGCCACTGCTTCCTTCTTACGAGTTGGTCGATTTCCTTCTTCGTCTGCTTGTCGAAGGGCTTGAAATAGAGATTGTCTCCTGAGGTTGCAGTCTGTACATAATGGCCACCCTTATCCGGGTTGAACTTTTTGCCAGTGGGAGACAGCCTGTGAGTCAGGGTCCAGTCCGTTCCCTTGGCTGGGTCTTCCAATTGTGGGCCCACTTTGGTTCGTGTTGGATAGATCTTTGAGGAACGCATTCCCGTGTACTGATCCAAAGAACGAACCATGGCGCGATAGCTCTCGTCCACGGAAAGCTCGCCACGGGAAAGGCGAAGAGCATCTTCCCGTGCCATGCGTGCGTCTAACGAGTTGCCGCCAAACTGCATTCGGGCTTCCATTTCTTCCCGTGTCTCTGGCCTGCCACTGGCCCGTCGATTCATCTTTCGCCTGTATCTGGTGCTTTCCTTCTCAAGCTTCGACAGTCGATCACGGTCGATGGGGTCGAGATTGGTCCCCCTGGAATTGAACTCCGCTATCTCTTCCATAAGTTCCGTGTCAGCCAACTCTTTGGGATCCATATCCCATTGGGTGCGACGTTGGTATTCCTCCAACACCTCAAGCCTTCGTTCGTCGATGTCGTCGTTCACACCGTCCACCTTCTTGGACCAGATGTTGTCAACTTCCCTTTCGATGTCGACTTCTTTCATTTCGATTGGGTCGCGTTGCGCATCAATTCGTGCGTCGTCGCGCTCGTACCGGGCGTCCTCAAGACTTGTGACCTCATTCTTCATCTTGTCTAGGAAGGCCTTTTCTTCAGGAACTAGCTTGTCGCCACGTCGTTTTGCTTCTTCTAGATCTTCAATTGCCGACCCCAACTCGTCTTCGTCCATGTCACCGATGGCGTCCAGGCCCAGAGAGGCTTCTTCTGCTCGCCCCTCGAGTTCTTCGGCCGCTTGCTCAGTTTCTTCGGCCAGCCACTCGGCGTCGCGTCGTTCATTTTCGGTCTTGAGGGCTGTTAGCTGCTCGGCTTCTTCATCACCGAGAATGCCCGATTCCTTATACCCTTCCAAATCCTCAATTCGCTTTTCCAGCTGTTCATCTTCGAAATCGGCAGGGGCATCCCAAAGACCCTGTTCTTCCTCATAGGCGCGATGTTCGGTTACCTGTCGATTCCGGAGATTTGTCATCTCCGCGTACTCTTCGTTGTTAAGGAATCCGGGATCCGCATTGTGAGTACGTTCCAGTTCGGTGAGTTTGTCATCCCAGTCGGCATCGGGCATGTTCATGACTTCTTGCATGTAACCAATATCTTCTCGGTCTCGAGGTTCCAGACCAGCTCCTTCGGGTCGATCTTTAAGGGGAGTGCTGAGTCCCTCAACCATCTGAGAGCGCATACCGCTTACTGCAGCCACTTCGCCACGGGCGTCGTATTCCCGTAGGGCCTGCTGCTGCAGGCTCCACTGGTGATCCATTGTGTCCCAGCGCTGCACACTGTTCTCAAATTCTTGAATTTTCTCAGCAAGCCACGCCTCTTCTCGACGCTTGAAAGCCGCCAGCACCGTGTGTGATGACGACGGACTGGGAGGGCTAGGGCGTCCCTCGTCATCCCCTATAAGGCTGGGCTTATGGCGGTTTCGAGGCTTACCATCAGCACCATTGGTCCTGAAATAAGTCAGGGCATCGCTATACCGTTTGGCGTTGTCTCTCGATTGTTGGGCCTTAGCTCTAGCGCCGGGGATCTCAACGTCCATGGCGTCAAGCTGTTGGCGGCGCTGCGCTGGAGTCATTGACTCGACACCGACTTCCGCGTGAGGTAGAACCAACTGAGGCTCTCGCTGAGAACGCATGCCGCTGCTGGCTGCGGCTACTTCGCCACGAGCGTCGTGTTCTCGTAGTGCTTGTTGCTGCAGACTCCATTGGTGACTCATCGTGTCCCAACGCTTCGCGCTGTTGTCAAATTGGTCAATTTTATCGGCAAGCCACTCCTCCTCTCGACGCTTATAAGCCGCTAACACCGTGTGTGACGATGACGGACTGGGAGGACGAGGGCGCCCTTCGTCATCTCCTATGAGACTGTGCTTATGACGGTTTCGAGGTTTTCCATCAGCGCCCCTGCCTCTGAAATGAGTCAAGGCATCGTGGTATCGCTTGCTGTTGTCTCTCGATTGTTGGGCTTTGGCTATAGCGGCGGGAATCTCAATATCCATCGCATCAAGTTGCTGTCGACGCTGTTGTGGGGTCATCGAGGTGACGCCAACTTCAGCGTGGGGTAGAACTAACTGTGGCTTTCCCTGGGAGCGCATGCCACTTGCTGGAGCATCTGCGGCTCGATAGTCGAACCTCTTTCCCCTTCGTTCCCGATAACCCCAGTCAAACCTGAATGCGGAGTCATCAATATCGAGCATCTGGTCTTTGATTGAATCTAAGGCTTCTTGTGCTTCATTGATTTCCCCTTGGGCTTCGTCAAAGGCGGCCATCTTGGCGACGTTGTCAGCGTTGTCCCACCATCCTGAGTTTGGATTATTCATTCCGGCACGGCCCCCATCGAGACCAGGGCCTTCACCCCAGGGCATGTCGCCGACATCCCGGTAGTCCTGGAAGGCATCATCCAGCCGCTGTTGGGCGACTCCATGGTTTCCTTCCAGTCCCTTGTAGCGCTTCCTGTCCTTTCGGGGAAGCTTGCTTCGCTTCTTGGGATCCAATTGTCCAGGGCCCCAATCACGATTGTCGCTGAGTCCAAACCCGGCAGCAGAAGCCGAGGTGGCAAAGCTGGCGGAACGCATGCCGGAGGAATCGCCATGCTGGGAACTGCCTCCGTACATCATCTGCGTGAGACGCAGTTTTTCGGTCTCCGCTCCAGTCTTGGTCGTTCGAATACCTATATCTGAGGGTTTGCCGGTTCTTCCAGAAGCTCCCCTTGTGGCCACGATCTTCCTGTCGGCAGCGTCGGAGCGGTCTATTGACGAGTGAGTAACTCTGGTAGGAATGTCCTTTATCCCTAGTTCCTTGGCAGCGGCGACACGCATGTCACCATCACCAAGGTTCACATCTCCGGTTTCCGGGTTGTAGTGAATATTGACGGCGTCCTTTATTCCCTCTCGACCGATATCTGCTTTGATCTCGTCAAGCGCAGCACGTCGGGTTTCGGGAACAACTCCGGCCAAGCCAGTTTCCTTGCCAGGAAGGTCGTCAAAGAAGTCCGTAGAAACCAATTCGGTGTCTCGAAAGTGATGACGATTCGTCAACGCTGGATGTGGGTATGCAGGGTTTGTCGGATCAGTGATGCCAATCTTTGCGCGCTCGTCGGTCAACCACTCCTTGAACTCTGGACCAGACATACTCCGGAGCTCTTCTCTGGTTGGCATTCGTTCTCCAAACCCAGTACCCACGACACGGGTATCCACTGGCGTTTCGTCAACGACATCAGCACTCCAGTCCCTTGACTCAAGCATCGTTTGGTGGGCACGTTCATGAGAGCGCATTCCCTCGGCTATCTTCCATGCGTCAAACTCAGCATCCGTCATGTCGGCCACGTCGTCGGCTTCAGCCCACCAATCGGGGACTTCCGGCGCCTCAGGCTCGACGTGAGGTTTGGCCCTCTGTTGCCTGCCAACTGAAGACTCGGGATTTCGGGGTAGGAACAAGCCACTGGGCGTTGCTTCCATACCCGCAGCTCCGGGAGCCCATGGAGGTTCTCCGAGGTCTGTCTGTTGGTCCACGGGTAAGGGACGGAAGAAGACATCCAGACTGTCGTGACTGCCGATGTTCACCGGCTTTGGGTCATCCATCCAGTCAAGTGCTTCCCGAACCTTGTCTCCTTTGACGAGGCCCATCTTCTCGAGAGCACCCAGTTCGGCCATGCCCTCCATGAGCATCAGGTTGAGCTGTTTCCGTCGTTTCGGATCAAGCTCTACGCCTCCTTCCCTGAGGTCATCAAGGGTTGCTCCCCCCAACCCCAGCCTTGCGAGTTCATCCTGATACATGCTTCCGGAGAGGATGTGCATCATGGAGCCTTCGAATGCCTCAACCCCGTGTGGCGGGAAACCTGTTTGGGTCCCTTGTTCGCCAAGAATGTCTGAAAAGACGGTGTTAACGGCGGCTTCCCACTCCCAGTTCTTCCACTCAGACGGGTCCTTAGTCAAAACGGCGAACTTGGTAGGGTCATTTGGGTCTGTCGAAACCCTAAATTCGCCGTGGATTTTGAAAGCCTCAATAACCGAGTTCTGTATTTGGGCGTACTGCTTGACGTGAACAACTTCGTGGTGACCCACATGTGCGGCTGCCCCCTGGACTCCTCCAGCAATCGCTGCCGACATGTCGAGTGCTTCGGTGTCCATGAAGCGTTCCAGGTTCGCCTGGTCTAGCATGAACTCGTTGATCGCCTGCCACTTCGCGGATTCCGTAGCATCGCCGAAGGTGTCGATCAATGTCAGCTTTCCACTACGCTTGGCTACGTCGCCGTGACTGATTCCCTCCACATATGGCGCCAGGGCCTGTGCGGTCGGGTTGAATTCAAGTCTTGTCCCAAACCCAACCTTCTCCCCGTCGCCCCACATTGGGACGCACTCTCCACGAGTCCTCCAATACCCCGCGTAGCCCCCGTGGTCCTTTTCCCTGCTCTCGAGGTAAGGCCGGAATTTGATTTCCTTAACGAATTTCGCAATCTCGGGATTCTCATCCTGCAGCTGTAGAAAGGATTGGATTTGGCCACGCGTCGCGGCATCGTGCCGGGTCATGAAGGTTTCCATCATCTCCGTGGCGTTCGGCTCTCTCGACGCAAGGTCCCGGCGGAATGCCTTCCGGCCTTCTTCGTCCCCACTGGAGAATTCGATGAAGCCTTCCTCCAACGCCTTCCGTCGCTTCAGAAGGTTGTCCTTAACTGAGAGGTCGTCATCCCACATTTCTTCTCCGTAGAGATCAGTGAAGAAGGGCTTCCATTCAAAGTCCATATCAGGATCGGCTGCCATGGCATCGAGGGTGTCCCACATGTCCTCGTTCATTACAGAACTAGAGGTAATCCCGTATTTGTCCATTTGGCGCTGAGTGGCTTCTGCTGTGGCGGCAAGGGCCGCTGCTATCGAGGCAGCATCCCCAATGTTTTGCGCAGCCTCAGTTTGAGCCTGGAGTCGTGCAATTCCAGCGTCGCTGGTATCGATACCACGATCCTCTAAACCAATCTGGACACCCCGTTGGAGGCGTCGATTGAACCAGGAGGCGAGACCTCCGGTTACTTCCCTCATCACTGCCGTAGGACTGAAGCAGTTCGATCCCATTGAGTCGGTGAACTGATTCGCTGCTGGCGTGCCCGGCGGGCATCGGAACTTCCCTAGGGCATCGACAATGAGGCCGAGCCCACTGGCTGCCCTGCCGCCCAAGTTTGACCCGTCGGGAAGTATCTCCCCGATCGACGCTCCGAGACTTTTAACCTCGATCGTATTCTCGGATTCAAGAATCGGTTGGCCGGTACGAGGATTTTGGTCATACTGACGTACACGAATCTTGGGCTGATCGCGCTTCCACGCCAGCGCCTCCTGCATACCCTTTTTGATTTGTTCAGGAGTCTGCTTCTCGGGTGGGTCTATCCATCCCCAGTTTGTTTCAGGACTCTCAAGATCTTGTGCAGTGACATGAAGCTTGAAAACCTGGCCAGGCTGGCGCGTACTGTTTGGGTCGAACCGAACTTCTTTTTCGATTTCCTCGACACCGCCACCGGCAGTCCGCTTTCGGGAATCCTTGCCGTTGCCCTTGCCATTACCGTTGCCCTTGCCATTACCGTTGCCACCCAAGGCAGAGCCCAGGGCTTTTACGGCGTAGTCGGCATCTAAGGTCGGTGTTGAGGAGAGTAATGCGCGACGCTCAATAAACTTGACGCCTTCGGCCGCAAGATCGCGGCCATTGCGCTTAACTCTCGCCGAAAGATACGTTCGCTTTTTCGGAGAGAACCCGGTCATATGGACCCACTTTTAAGAGAGCCCTCAGAGGGAACCGCTAGCGCCGTTTTCCTCAGACAGAAGCTCAAATTCGATCAGAGAAGCCATGAATTCTGCATCATCCACGCTCATGATGGCCTTGCTGCTATCACCGGAAACCCAGTTTGCAGGAATGACCTCTTCTAGACCCATGGCACGAGCACGTTTCATAATGTGTGCCTTGGTCGCAGGCTTATCTGTGGCTCGTCCATAAGCCTGAACTGCGTTACGAAGGTCCTGTTCCGAATCGATCGGATAGGAGCCATCCTTCATGGCTTTACCTTCCTTGGCCAGCTCTTCTCGTTGATTATCCGTGAAGGCTCGCTTTAGGGCAATTTCCGCAGCTTCAGCCTCGATGGCCTCAGACTCGTCGGGTTCGTAGGTGTCATAACCCAGAACTTCTCCGTCGAGCGCTACAAATACATCGTATGACTTACTGTCAACGCCGTTGATTTCCACGGCATAGCAGTCGTAACCTTCGAATACGTCGGGTTCCACTGCGCTCACAACACCGTCGACCGTCTTGGTCGCGATATCCGCAGCCTCACTGAAGTCGACAAGATCGACATTCTCGAAGGCGTCCTTCTGTTCGAAGACGGAATCATCGAGTCGGCTGTATCCAAGGACTTCACCGGTCTGGCCTTCTACGAAGACTTCGATGACCTTCTCGCCATCAACGTCCACGTCACAAATGAACAGGTCGGCAGTATCTGAATAAACCGAATCAATAACGGTTGCGTATTCAGCGCCCTTGAATTGAAGCTCAAGGTTTGTCTCAACCTCTAGGAGGCTGGGCATACCCTTCTCGGAGGTGCATCCACCAGGACAATCTTCGCAAACGCTTGTGTTCCCGGGATAGACCTTGCGGTCGATGGCACAGAGGTATGCACCGGCATCCTTTTTCAGGGAAGCCTGAACCATCTCCTCTTCATCCTCTTCCTCCTCCTCCTCCTCGTCCATTGGAGCTGGAGGCGGCGGGGGCGGGGGAGGCGCTTCTTCTTCAGCAGCGGGAGCAGCTGGAGCCGGAGGGGGTCCGGGAGGGGGTCCTTCTCCTTCGGGAGCGGGAGGTGCTTCCTCTACTGGAGCGGCTGGAGCAGCGGCAGCAGGAGCGGGAGCAGGAGGAGGACCAGGAGGAGCAGCAGCAGCAGGAGCCTCTTCCTCTTCGACATCTTCCTCTTCCTCTTCTTCCTCTTCATCGACGGGAAGGCGGCTTTCGCGCATCATTACGCCAGCCTTTTCCTCGGCCTCGTCCAGGCCAACCCACTCGTCGTCTTCGGTCTGTGCGTCCTTTTCGTAAGCCTCTTCTTCGTCCTGCTGAATCTTTTTCTTGCGACGACGCTTCGGGCCGGACTCAGTCTCGACGGCGTTACCTGAACTACCTCCAGAAAGGTCGCGTTCACCAACGGCGTTACCACCGGGAGGCTGGTCGCCGGGAATTTCATTGTCGACAGCGGTTCCCGCACGATTCCAGGACTTGGTCTCTTCGTTCCAGTATTCGTACTCGTCATCGTCTTCTTCGGCCGTCTTTGCTTCGGATGTGTCGTGTTCCCCGTGTTCGGGATCGCCACCGTCATCATCCTCTAGCTGGGTGTCAGAAATGTCGCGAGTATCTTTCTCCATGCGACGCTTTTCGGCCTCGGCATCGGAGACCTCGTCCAGCATGTCGGCTTTTTCTTCGAGAGCCTTCATGAGGATCTCGTCTTCGTCGTCCAAGGTTTCATCCGTGACGATGGTGTCTTCCATTGGACTCTCTTTCAGCTCGACTGCTAATGCGCCGCATTTCCCGCATACCTTACTACTAGCAGTATACCCGCAATCACTTGTACTGTAGTCCTTAGCACATGTAATGACTGCACCTGCACTGTTTACCTTCACCAAGCTTTCGCTGTCGACCGGCTTTTTATACTGCATGACCCTGGATAAACACCCCTCGGGGTTGATGCAGCCAACACACGGTTTCGCGACCTTTTGGCCGCTCAGCGTACATTGGTACTTCATCGGTTTGCCACGAAGGCCACTGTTAGACATTGTATCTTACTGCTTACTCCCTATGGGGATTAGATCAACTACGAGCACTTCTTCGCCTCGGCGTGCGAGACATGATTTCTTCGGTCGTTTTACTGATAAACGTTGCCATGGCTGAAGCTGCAAACATTTCGAGAAGCTCGGCAAACATCTCAGTTCTGGACCCGCCAGTGTCAACCTGTCGGTCAAGAACGGACATCAGGCCATCCATAATCTGATCGACTTCTTCCTGGTTGACCGTGACAGTTCCAGCGTTGGTACGTTTGTCTCCAGTTTTACCCGACTCTTGACGCCTCATAACTTTTTGTAACAGTGTTAAGGCAATTGCGGTTTTATTATCATCACGTTTCTTTGCTTCGCGGATTTCCTTATCCAGGGAGCCCTCAACGCGCTTGAAAAATGTGGCTTCATGGTTGATCTGAGTCCTGCCAGCCTGCTCGGAACGCATTCCACTGGACTCACCACGCGTTTTCCAATTTCCGCCAGTTCTCCTGCTCGAGCCTGTGGAAGCGGGTCGGACAGTCCCCCTGCTGGGACCCACTCCCAAATCTTCCATTTCTGCTTCCAGGCGACGCATTTCTTTTTCGTCGCCACCAGATCGCGCATTGCGCCACAGATTTCTGAGATCGTCAATCCGTTCAGCCTTGGAAGGAGCATCGATAGAACGCATGCCGCCTTGTTGCCGTCGTGCGCTGACGTATTCCTGAACGGCATTCGTCTTGAACGCATCCTGGTTCCGCCTAATGGAGCGCATGCCTCCGCCTTCGAAAATGCTCTGGGCATCTCCGCGTTCGGACGGATCGATATCTGGGTCTGTGCCAGCGAAGCCGAGCCCGGCAGTGCTGCCTTGAGTTATGTGTGGATCGTCGCGATAGACCTCCAGCATTTCCGCAACTTCGCTCTGTAGCGCCGTAGCAGTTCGGTGAGCAGCCGTCTCGGAAGCGTTCATTTCCTCCATCTGATTCCCCCCGGCGATATAGCCATCAAGGAGTCCCTCCATCCTCTCAAGCTGGGAGAAAGTCAAATCCTCTTCGGAGGTAACGACATCGGCCATCTCGGCCCAGAAGTCGGTGTGTTCCGGACCTACGCCTCCCTCGATCTGAGCATCGCTGGAGTCGTTGTATTGTCTACCGATCACCTTGTCGAGTCTGTCGAGATTCTTCTTCCGCTCTTTCGACGCGTCCTGGGGTGACTTGCGGGCAGACGGATCACGATCGGGTTTCCGCCGTTTCTCAACGCGAGCGGGTGGGTTGAGTTCCCTTCGTGCTCGACGTTCTGCCAGAGAAGGGAATTCTCCTCGCTTGCGTGCGTCTCGACGCTCCTCCATGTCCAGCTTCTTGCCAACCTCTCTGGAGATTCTGCTGTGGTCGACCTCACGCATACCGCTACGGCTAGGCAGCAATTCACTATGTAGGAGATCCCATTTGTCCTGGGTGCTCATCTCGTCCCAGCCGTCTGGCTTCATCTCTGCGAACTTCTTGCCCTTGAAACGGGCTTCTTCTGGTTCGAAGCCCATGGGGCGACCGGGACGAGCCTTTTTGCCCGTGTCAATGTTTGACGGCTTAACTTTGCCTCTATCGAACTGGCCCGTTGGTCTACTGCTGCTGCGCATTCCCGCATGGTGGGATTCGAGCATCGCCCACTGCTTCGGCGAACCATTGCGGTCTTCCGCCATTGCGTGAATCATCGAGTCGTGACCGCCACCGGGTCGTTTTCCGGCTTCCATGCCCGTCAGCATGTCCCTCTGCATCCGAGGTGTGATCTCTGGAGGTGCGCCGTTATTGATGCGAGAGGAACGGAATCCGCTGTAGGCGTTCGTCCCACCCTTCTTGGAGCCGGGGGAAGTGAACTTGCTGTCCTTGTCCAGCGCCGCAAACTCGAGAATGTCCCGACCCGTCTTAGGGTGGATCTTCCGGTTCTTAACGTCACCTGGGGAAACCTTCTCCCAGTTTTTCACAATGTCGTCGTAGCTCTTGACCGGAACCTTGACCTTCCCGTTCTTGGCGTTGGCCAGCAACGAGTCGTAATTGGCAAGGGAGCCCTTAACGTCCTTGTCCTTGGTGGCAGCAATCATGGACCTGAGGTCGGAGCGAAGTGATCCAATCTCATCTTCCGTTAAGTTCATCTCAAGGGGCTTCTTGGCCCTGACTCGGCTGCGCTTCCCGCTTTCGAGACTGTGAAGCTGTTGGGCCTGACGAAGTTGGTGACGTTCTGACCGAAGTCGTCCTTCAATACTCAACATTTCGTCAATTCGAGATGCATCGGCATCGGGCCTAGACATGGTGGCCATCAATTCCTGATTGAGTGTCTCCAGCTTCGGGTTGATGTCATCGATCCGGTTCCGACGCTGTTCAGACCCCATGCTGCGCATACCGCTGGGTACCCACCCCTTGGGGAGGGATTGTCCTGTCTCCCGGTAGCGCTGTTCGGTGTCTCGAGCCAGCCCTCGATTGAAGTTCCGGCTGCGCTCTTCAGCGCCACCGCCGCCCTCGCTCATTACTGCACCGATTTGGTGTTTAAACGGCCTGTTGTCTTGCCGTTTGCCATAGACATCCCAAGTGGAGGCGTCCCTACCTGCACCGCCATACGACAATATGCCCCTGTCCTGGTCGAAGATGACGCTGTCTGTTGGAACAAGTCGTTCTGAGGCCACCGACATTTCCCATGCCCCCTGACCCTGGCCACTGGCCTGTGCGGAGTCTGGAAGATCGCTGCGATTCTGGGTGTGGTGGGTGACTCGACTCAGCCCCTCGAAGTCTCCGCCAAGGTGTTCGACGGTAAATTCGTCTTCGCGCCTCTTTGGGTTGCGTGGAACTGGCGTTCCATCCGGGTTGGTTCCATAGTCCGCTTCAGGCTTGCTGAAGATGGCGTGGGATGTGACCTTTGCTTTCTCGTGGCCTTCTGGGTATTCGTTAGCGAATGAACGCATACCTCGTCCGCGAGGCCTATCCAGGTTGATTGCCGCCTGTAGGGCTTCTTCCCTAGTTTCGTAAACCTCTGGGCGGGTCGCATTGCGGTTCGCCGTGTCGATTACTCGCCACTTGTTGTCGTCACCCGGGCTGATGTCATAACGCTGGGAGCGCATACCGGCCCTGTTGCGCACACGATCATTGGGCCTGTCACCGGCCGCTCCGGCTTCTCCCGGCTGCATGATCCTGCTGACTTTGGACTTTCCAGACTCGTTCCACGCCTTTCCGTGTTCCCGACCGCCGGACCTGCCCAGTGCTTCCCACGAGTTCTGGTAGATGCTTGACCCGCCCCATTCCAGTTCGTTGGTCTCTGCATTGAGTGTCACATTCTCACTGGGAACGAGTACCTCACGAGAGAGTTGTAATTCGTTCGGACCTCGATCTGCGGGCAAATCAGAGCGACTCTGATTGAATATCTTGACTCTTGTAAATCCCTCGTGGTCGCCACCGAGAACTTCGAGGTGTATTTCGCCCGGGTTGTTACTGCCGCGCACGATCTCCGTACCCCCGAGGTTGGGCTTGTCGCCGTAAGGCTGTTCACCCGGCTGTGGCTTGGCGAACTCAGTGGAAGAAATAATGGGCGCACTTCGATGGTCTTTGGGGAATTCAGTGAACCTCTTGGAGGGTGTTGCTTCCCGGTTAAACGAGCGCATGCCCTCGTCCATCTGTCGGTCTTTCCATACGTCGTATGGATCAGGTCCACCCACACCGGGCATGAACGGCAGCGGGTCATCCCAGAAGTCGTCTTCTACGGCAGCGAAGAACTTGGAGCGGGCATCACCGATCTCCCCACGACCAGGGAGCAACTCTGCAAGTGTCTTGTTGACATCGACGCCGTCCTCTTCGAAATCCCAGCCGTTTTCATCAATGAGGGCCTCCAACAGCATCTGCGTCCGACTGCTAATTCCATCCATGTCGTACAACTCGCCAAGAGGCATCCCCTCGTCAACCTGAACCAACAGCTCATCGAGCTTCTGCTCTTCAAATGGCGAGGGACCCCATGCATCGGGATCGTTCCCACGGGAGCGCATGCCTGAGGGCGCTACCTCACCGCGTTCGTCGTACTCACGGAGTGCCCCCTGTTGGGCGCTCCATTGGTATGCCGTTTGGTCCCAGAAATGACGACCGCTGTCAGCAGCGTCGATTCGCTCATCGAGCCACTTCTCCTCCCTAACCTTGTAAGCATTAAGGACCGTGTGTGACGACGCTGGGCTAGGCGGTGCAGGACGTTCTTCTGCTTCCGGGCTTCCAGGGCGATGGCGATTTCGAGGCTTCCCATCAGCACCTTGCCCCCTGAAGTACGTCCGGGCATCACGCGCTTGCGTGGCTTGCTCTCTCATTTGATCGGCCTTGGCCCTGGCAGCAGGAATCTCAACTTCCATCGCATCGAGCTGTTGGCGACGTTCCTCTGGAGTCATCGAGGGAATCGACGTACCCGCATGGGGCAAAGCCAACTGTGGCTTGCGTTCTGGACTCGGCTCCGCTGGTGCCTCGGGCCACCCAGGTCCAGGCTCAGGTGGTCGTCGCGAATCAGGTCGAGGAACGGGAGGAGGGGGAGGTGGAGGCGTCACCTGTGTCGTCTCAGGAGGAGGCGGAGGAGGAGGAGGCGGAGGAGTTACCTGCCGTGTAATTTCTCGTTCTGGACTAGGCGGAGGCGGGGGCGGAGGCGGTGTTCTGTCCCTCGGGGGCGGAGGGGGTAGAGCATCTCCGGAATCACGATTACGGTCATCACGGGCGTACCCTTTGGGCTTCCTTCGTGTATGGCGTTGACCCGGAAGGTTTGTATTGATTCCAGGGATAGAAGGACGTTCGAACGGGGTGCCCTCTTGGACTAGCCCGTCATTGTCGCCATCCCAGGCGTCTGGGTCGAAGAGTTGTAGGGCCCGCCCGGCCCTACGCGCTTTTCCCAGCCCACCACCTCGCCCCAGTTTTCCTCCCAGGGCCTTGATGGCCGTTTCGGCTGCATCCCGGAAATCAGGGTTGCTATAAGTAAGGAGCAATCCCTCCCCGGTGGGGGTGGCGTCCACGTCGTAGTAGTCGAGAACTGGCTCAAGAAATGCCTTGGCTTCGAACAGTTGTTCGACTCCACAGGGAATGAGAATCGGGAGATTGCTTTCCACCACCGTAGGGTCTAGAGCTTTCGTATCCGGATCCTTTCCCAGAATGGGATTTGGATTTGGTTTTCGATGAATGTGACCCAAGGGGTTGGGGGGCCCTGGAGTACTGATCGGCGAGTACATCGTTTGTGGCTTAACGCGGGCAGGCTTTCCGAACGTGTACTTGCCGTCATCCGTCTTGTGGTACGGCATCCGATACATGCGAGTGGTTTGGTCCACCATCTTGCGGAGGAACACCACCATGTTCTCGCTGGCCTCAACGATCTTGATCGGCACCTTCGTTCGCCCGTGAATTTCCTTGGCGAGGGCGATGCGTGCCTCCATGTCAATGGGACCAGCTTCCCCACGAGACCAAATGTCTCCCTCGGATGTTGCATGGTCAGAATGACCCTCTGGCTTGTTCGGCATGGGGAGAGGGATCATCAGCATGGGCATACGGCCCATCATGAAGCCCTTCTCGAATACAACGGCCTCTTCTGCTGTCTCTGGTTCTGCCTCCATTGTCTTGGTGCCGCAGTCGCATCCGTTTAAGCCGCAGGCGCCGTATTCTCCGTCCTTGACAGAGATGGTGCCTGTCAGTTGGTTGGCACCATGGAGGACAGGACTCACCTCATAGAGTTCGACCTCTTTGAGCATGTTGGCCTGTTTGATCGGATCGAAGCTGGCTTGGAGGGTCTTGTAGCCGATTGACCATTCCTGCTCTTCACCGAAGAAGGCGACGTTGGCGAATGCCTCTCGCCCCTTCTCTGCGCCCAGGTTGAACTGGACCTTTGCGAACAGACCGCCGATTCCCGCACTCTTCATTTTCGATGGGAGTCGGGAGTCCGAATTGGGGACTTCGTAGATCTCCAAAACTTTCCCGATGGGATCGTTCCAGCTGTGTCCCCAGACCACTCGTGGCTTACGGCGTTTGAGACTTTCCGTGAAAGCTCCAGGCAGAACGATGTCTCCAACGCTGTCCTTGTTACCTATACCAGCTACAAAACACTCAACGATACCCTCTGCCTTGTCAACGGTGACCTGAGCACCGGAACGGGCCTTAAATTGGACATCTGCGAGAAGATCGTTGGGCATGAGGCACCTCCATCACTAATGATAAACGACAGGAGGCGTCTAGCGTGTAAGTAACAACCTTATACCAGGTACTTTCCGTAAACTATTTTACGGAAATCAGCTGATAGCGAAGGTCCAAGCTCTCCGAGCTTCGTCTTCGGAGACAGATGCAGGTGTTTTAGCGAGAATGCTGGCAAATAAGCCGACCAAGTCGCCTTTTAGGGCTGCGTGGCGCCTGTCTTCATCCTGTAGACGCATGGTTTCGAGAACCATGCTCTCTATTTTGGCCTGAGTTTCGACGTTGGTTGACTTAATGCGATCCATCTGAGCATTCAGCTGGACCTGTATGTCCTCTGCGGAAGGCGGTTCATACTCCTGCCCAGATTTTGTCAACTGTGCCGTCTGAGAATCTTTGATAATCGAGTTCAAAACCGGACGGATGTCCTCGTCTATCTGGCGATCCCAAGTGCCGAGAGTGAAAATGTTGTCCACTGCCAACGATCCATCAGTAAGCGATGAACGGGCTTTACGACTCGCTGCCTTTTCCAGGACAACGCGTTGCTGGCGTTCGAACAGACGTTCGAGACTGCGATCCAGAATGCCTGTCCAGCGTTCGTAGTCCTGTCCGAAATCTTCGTCCTTGGTTTCGATGTAATCGGGCTCGCCAGACAGTTGGCCCATGTCTGCTGGGGCGGGCTGTTGACCATTGGCGGGAGGGGGACCCCCTTGGGCTGCCAGAGCACCTTGCATCGTGTTTGGGTCTAGAGGCTGTTGGCCATTACCCGGGGGCTCCCCACCCCCAGGCACTGGCATGCCGGGCTGTGGCGCTCCCGGTTGTCCGCCCACCATTGCACTGGGCTGCTCCATTTCCTTCTCTGTGTTGGCGATAGGTGTCAGGTTCGGGTTCATCAGAAGTGAGTCGGCGAGCTCAGACTTAACTGTGTCCTTGCCGGTCATTTCACGATATTCATTGACACTTATGAGACCCTGCTGGAGTTCGTCCATCAGGTAGCGATCTCGTTCTTGCTTGTAGATAATAAGGTTCGGAACGGTTGTGGTGTCGAAGTCGATGTAGTGAACTGGGTCCAGTTCATCTAGGGCACGAGCAAGCGGTTCGAGATGGGGAAGCATTGTCTCCATCCAGAACACCCGGATTTCCTCGGCAGCATTGCTGAAGGTTCTTCCGGAGGCATTGCCGATAACCGATTCGGGGACGCCAAATGAGGCCAGAATTTCTTCCTTGGTGATTTGACGCATCTGGATGTAGGCAGCGTCTCTCGGGCTAGAAGAAGTGTCCACAAAATCGACTCCGTCGTCAGCCGAGACCACAGTGGTCGATCCGACCCGGCCGAGATTGCCACGGAAGCGGGTACGCAGTTCGTTCTTGTCATCGTCTTCGATTTCTCCACGGAGGACTAGCAACCCCCCAGGCCGACCGTCATTGAGGAGGAAGTTGCGGTTGTAGAGCTTGGCAAGGTTTTCGATCTCAATGGCGATGCCAGCTGACTCCATAGGAGTTAGGGATAGATATGGGTCGAGGGGATGTGGACGACGTACCCAACACACGTCCTCGGGCTTGAGGGTGAGTTTCCGGCCGTCGGGCAATTCCACTTCATATCCGGATACAAATGTCTTGGGATGAGGAATGGGGGCGGTGTGTTGCGGTGGGAGCAGGTTCAATCCGATGATGGAACCATCTCGTCCTCGGACCTTCTCGATGAAGGCCCCACGGCTACCGAGCAAGAGTTGTGACGAAAGTCTGTATCTGAAGATAAAGGAGTTCTCACCAATATTTGATTTCGAATTGAGAACGCTGAGAATGGAGTTCTCATCCATGGTGGACCGACTGGTTACGATCTTTCCATCGGGAGCGTTTCCCTCCCTGAGAATGATGGGCAGACGAGCTTGGTTCCCGGCAATGGCGTCGATACATCTAGCCACCCAGGTGACCTTCTGCATGCCCTCTTTATAGGCACGTTCAATATCCCAGGCGTCACGATAGGGCTGACCGACCAGAGATGGATTCGCCGAAATCGGCGCCCCAGGGCCTATGACCTTCTGCTGGATCCCGTCCAGCGCTTTGTTAGAGGAGTTCCATGCCATGTTTACTCAAGACCCAGTAAAAACCCGAATATGCCACAAGCCAGACCCCCGACGATTAGGCCCAAAGACGTGTCAACCATTCCAGCGCCTATGCCCGTAAGGATAATAAATGATACCATCAGTACATTGGCGAGCTTGTCTCGCTGCAGCCAACTGAGCACCCTTTGCCAGATATTCATCGGTCCCTACTGTAGTTGGCTGTGAACTGTTGATTGTCACCTATTCTAGAATAGATCCGACTGCGAGGTATTAGGGTGGCGAAAGACTGGAATAAGGTCCTCGATTACCTTGAACCCAAGGCGTCTCCACACTGCCCAGAGAGCCCATCACTGACCCAAAAAGTTTTCCTGCGAACCTACGCCCTGGAGGCCCTATTCGGGGGAGCTGCTGGTGGGGGCAAAAGCTCGGCCCTCCTAATGTCGGCACTCCAATATGTGGATGTGCCTCACTACTCGGCCATCCTGTTCCGGCGTACTTATGCCGACCTTGCTCTGCCGGGAGCGCTCATGGATCGTTTCTTGATGTGGATCGGACAGGAGGAAGATGTTCACTGGAACGCAAACTCCTACACGGCGTCATTCCCATCTGGGGCCCGAATCTCATTTGGCTACCTCAACAACGCCCAGGACTACCTGCGCTACAAGGGTGCGGAATTCCAGTTCATCGGGATGGACGAGGTCACCGAGATCCGAGAAGCGGACTACCGATACCTTTTCTCTCGCTTGCGTCGTCCAGCCTCGGGTCCGTTGGCAAAAGTTCCATTGCGGATGAGGTGTGCCTCCAACCCCGCGCCCAACTGGGTAAGACAACGATTCATCGTTGAGGGCAAATCTGAGAAGCGCGTGTTCGTACCCTCCTTCCTTTCCGACAACCCAGGCATCGACTCGGACTCGTATCGACAATCTTTGCAAGCTTTGGATCCGATTGAACGCAGGCGGCTGGAAGAGGGGGATTGGTGGGCAACCACTCTCGGCTCACTCTTCGACCGCGAGTCCGTGGTGATTATTGATTCAAACGAGATACCACAACTAACTTCGACAGCTCGCGCCATACGATTCTGGGACCTAGCAGCGACTGAACCATCTTCATCTAATCCGGATCCCGACTGGACGGTCGGAACCCTGATGATGTTCGACCAGGGAATTTCCTACATCCTCGACGTGAGACGTATAAGGTCTAGGGGCGAAAAGGTGGAACAGTTGATTGCCCAAACGGCTTACGAGGATGGGCCGACGGTAGCAATCAGAATGGAAATGGAGCCGGGATCATCCGGCAAGGCACTGGTCGACCAGTACGCCAGATACATCCTACCGGGCTATGATTTCGTGGGAATGCGGGCCACCGGCGACAAGGTCACCCGCGCCAGGCCCTTTGCGGCTGCGGTTGCCAACGGTAACGTGCGGGCTATCCGGGGTCCATGGCTCACGGACTGGTTGGACGAGTTGTCGTCTTTCCCGGAAGCCTGCAGTCACGATGACCAGGTTGACTCCGCCACGGGAGCTTTCACAAATTTGACCGGATTGGGGTTGCCACAGCGGAAACGAGTCGCTATCGTTGTCTAGGCAAGTTACTAAAACGTCTAGAGATCCGGAGTAATACTATGATTCTGGAGGATATTGCGAACCTCCGCAGTCTTCTGAACAAGCTCGACGAACGTGTCGAACATGTTCCCGAAGATGCATCTGAAGTCGCCAACCTCGTGTTGGAGATGAACCTCGCCAAGAACGATCTTGGGATGGTTTACGACAACCTCACCAACATCCTTGGCCAGCTCATGGAATCCGAGCCGCTGATCGAGCTCCGTGACGGCGCCACGATCGAACGCAAGGTTGCCTCAAGCCGAAAGGCTTGGCAGCACAAGGAGCTGGCCGGTGCGGTCATGGAACGGTTGGAGCACTCCGCCGTTGACATGGACACCGGCGAAATCCTCATGTCCGGGCCCGAAATGGGGCTCAAAATGCTCGACTACCTTGCACCTTCCTATTGGAGGGTGGGGAAGTTGAACGAGATCGGCCTGACGGCCGACCTCTACTGCGAAGCAAGTGTACCGAAGACGAGTGTTATCGTCAGAAAGGGCGAAGCCCAATGAGCGAAGTACTAAAGAAGCTCAGCGAACCGTTCGACAAGAGGGTCGAAAGCCACCTCAACAAGGGTGGAACAACGCTGACTTACATCAAGGTCAGCGAGGTCATCTCCCGTCTCAACGACGTATTGGGAGTTGACGGATGGTCTCTGGTCGTCAAGGAGTGTCGTCGCGATGCGGTCACACCGGACTGGATCATTGCGCATGTCACCCTTACCACCATCATCGACGGAGCGGTCGTCCACAAGGACGGCTTCGGTGGCCAGGAAGTGAAGTACATGAAGAATGGTAACCCTGTCGATCTCGGAAACGAGTTCAAGGGTGCCGTCAGCGATGCCACAAAAAAGGCCGCTCAGTCGTTGGGAGTGGGTCTCTACCTCGCACGCGTCGGAGTTTCCAAGGAGGACTGGGCGAACTTCAGGAGCGTCGCCGACAGCCTGACTGAAGAGCAGCGCACAAAACTCAGCGAGTTCTGGACTGAGCATTCCGGCGGGCAGGAAAAGCCCACTGAGGGCACGGCGACGATGGAAGACCTCATCGCCCTTTCAGACGAGGCCGTCCGGCTCTCCTTCAACGCGACCGTGGTTGAGGATGACGAGGAATCGTCATGAACAATCTCGAGAAACGCCAATCACACTTCCAAAAGTCGGGTCACAAGATGATCTGCTACGACGACGAGGGCAAGTTGGAGTGTGTCTGCAAGCTTCGTAAGAGCTTGGAGTTGGAAGAAGCCGAACTCATTAGTCGAGCCGAAGCCTTTGAATTGGAGCGGTGATGTCGGACGAGGAACTACCCTTCGTCCGTCACAGTGAGACCAGCGAGGCCGCAGCCAAATCCATGAGGCCGTCTGCCGTAAATCTACGGCAGCAGGTATTCGAGTACCTGAAAGAGAATGGTCCTGCGACGGACAAACAAATCCAAGGTGCCCTCCAGCTTGCTGGCAGCACAGAACGACCGCGACGTATCGAATTAGTTGCGGAAGGCCGCGTTGCAGAGATAGGCAAGGTGACACAGGCCAACGGACGACAGGCCATGACCTGGGGTGTCGTTTCTGACGAGATTGTCGAAACGTCTGTCGCTCCACCCCACCTGTCGCCATCCTCCATGTCGACCTTCCATCAGTGTCCTCAGAAATTCAAGTACGAGAAGATTGACAACCTTCCACGAGGCACGAGCAAGGAGGCCCTGCTGGGTAACTTCGTTCACGACTTCCTTGAGATCTTCTATGGTCTCGAAATTCCTTTCCGGGTCAAGGGAGCCGTGAAACCGCTATTCCAGCAGATCTTCTACGGCCCTGCCGGAGTTCGAGACGAACCGCTGGGCACCACGGAGGAAGAGGGGGGATGGATGGAGAGACTGGATCCCTACGTCGTTGGGACTAGGGCTCTGCGTGAATTCAAGAACAAGGCGTGGTGGTGCGTCGAAAACTTGTGGAAGATCGAGAATCCGCAACGGATCGTCTCGAAGGGTCTCGAGTACGAGCTCAACGGCGAATTGGACGGTGTGACCCTCAAGGGTTTCATTGATCGACTGGACGGCGACCCCGATAGTCCCCTCGGCGTGTCGACCATTGTCGACTACAAGACTGGGAACAACCCCTTCCGTTTTGACAGGGGCACCGAAACGTGGGTGCCCAAATACAAGGAAGATCCATTCCTCCAGCTCAAGATCTACGCTGCGCTAGTATGGGCGCTTGGAGCTGGTACCCCGAACACCCTGAAATTGTTCTACTTAAAAGATGGCCAGGAAATCCAATCACATTTTACTGAACTAGATATCGAGGAAACGAAGTCTTACGTCGTGGCTACCAAATGGGCAGTGGATAAGGCCGTTGAAACCGACACGTTTCCGACGCGGGTGTCCAACCTGTGTGACTGGTGCACCTACAAGCCTCAGTGTCCAGCATTCCTGAGGGAGGACACATGATCCTCACAGATGATGCTTTTGCCCAACTTGTCGCAGAGGAAGTAAAAAACCAACTCTCCCCATCGCAACGAGAACTACTTCTGGAAATCGAGAATTGGGATCGATGGAAGCGTGCACTCATGGCGTTGACGGAAAACCTTGTCAATCAGATCGGAGAAATCGAAGCCAACGCCGAGGCAGATGACAATCGTTATTTGGCTATGGGGCGGGATGGCAGAAAACTGGCCAAGGAGGCCCAAGCCGCTTACGCCACACGCAAAGCCAGGATCGAGCGGTTCAAGTTCCATGTTGACAAAAGGCTCGATCAGGTTGCGGGGATGATCGAAACTGGTCAGCCCATAGCTATGAATCCCCACGAAACCGCCAATTTCTTCCGACGAGCCATCATCAGACACCGCGAGCTAATGGTGCAGTACGACATGGAAGATACGGCTATTGATCGAGCCCTATGGGGCACACTTGAGAACAGGTGGGAATTCGATCGGGTGACCAGTGACGCACTATGAAACGGAAGAAGCCCCTCAAGCGTGGTGCCCCCCTCAAGCGCACAGGTTCGCTTCGACCTCGTAGTAAGAAAAAGTCGAAGGAGTACGTCGAGCGACGGAGCCTCGTTGCCCGGCTGCTGACTGACCGTCCCTACTGTGAGGCGTGTCCGGTCTTTGCTCTACACGATGAGGCAACCTTATTTCGGCGCAAAGCTAGTGTGGATGTCCATGAACTAAAGCGTCGATCCCAGGGTGGGTCCATTCTCGACGAAGACAACTGCATGGCCGTTTGTCGGGAGTGTCATACCCGCATCGGGAATGAGCCAAAGTTGGCAATTGAGCTCGGGCTAGCCGTTCCGGGATGGTGGACGAAGCCATGAAGTTCATGGGCCTCGACCTCTCCCTTACGTCAACGGGATACTCCTGCGATGGGGACAAGGGAGCGATTGCCGTAAAGAAGAAGGGTGTAGAGCGACTTGCTGCCATTAGGGATGAGGTCATGCTCATCTGTCGGGAGCATCGCCCGGATGTGGTGTTGGTTGAGGGCTACGCATATTCGTCACGGGCCGGTCAGGCTCACTCCATTGGGGAATTGGGGGGCGTTATTCGACTTGCCCTATATGAGAACAACTACATTTTCATAGAGATTCCTCCGGCGTGTCGTGCCAAGTTCGCTACTGGGCGGGGGAACGCATCCAAGTCCGAAGTTGTCTCTGCGATTTCCGCTCGAACCGGATTAGTTTGGGAGGGAAAGGGTGCCGACGACATGTGTGACGCATGGATCCTCGAACAGATGGGCCGTACTCGTTTCGGCCTTTCGGAAGACGAGTGGCCCAAGGTCAACTTGGAAGCTCTGGAGAAAATTGATTGGTCCCATGTTGTGAGGAAACATAATGAACTTTAGAGGTCCCATTAGCCAAGTCGAAATTGAACAACGACTGCTGTATTTTCTTGACGAGCTGGAGAGCGAAACGGAAGCTTTCGAAAG